CTAATAGGGATAACATGTCAAAACAGTTTAGAAATTCCTTAAGTCATATATCTGTTTGGTGTAGGCATGAAATATTAAAAAAACTCGGTGGTAAAAAATGAGTGATGAAACAATAAACACAGTAGAAATTCAAGAACCATTTTATATTCTTGGTGGCTTGATTGTTTCAAGTAAGAAAGTTATAAAATAATTTAAATTAAAACATTAATCAACCCTACTTCCTTATAAATCAAAACGACGGCGGACTTATGTGGTAGACAACAGTCCAATATTTTTTATCCATTCAAATTCTTTAGAAGCAAAAGCAGTAGATAAAAAGTATTTTGTAGAAGGATATGTCGCAACTGGCGACCTGGATTTAGGAAATGATGTTATTACTAAAGGCTGTATAGACAGCATATTTAATCAGTTTGAAAAGAAATCACTTAAACTTGATTTTGAACATGAAAGTTTGAGGGGGGCAACACGTTTAGATGCAGAAGCAAATTTAACAAAAATGCCATTAGGCAAAAGAGTTAAGTGGGCCAGAGACGAGAAAGGTGTAAAAGTTGGGTGGGAACTAAACCCAGCTTGGAAGAGGCTTGATAAATCAGGTAATGTAACATTAACCTTCCAAGAATTGTGGGGAGCCGTAGAAAATAAATTTTATGATGGCTTTTCAATTGGTTATATACCCACAAATACCGACAAATTTAATTTAAAAAATGGGGAAACTGGGAGAAATTTAAATGATGTCAAAATGCTAACAACAGCATTAACAGGCACACCAATGAACCCAGAAGCTAATATGACGAGAGCATTTGCTAAGAGTTTAGAATTTATGAAAGAACAAGAAGCAAATTCACATTCACAAAAAGGTGATAAAATGACAGATAAACAGGATGTAAAACCAGACGAAGCTAACGACGCTAAATTAGCGGCCGAAGCTAAGGCTGATGAAAATAAAGATAATCTTATTGAATTTAAGAGTAAGATTGAAACACTTGAGAAAGAAAGTGCAGAGGTAAAATCCGCACTTGCTGAAATTAAGGGTTTGAATACGGAACTTAAAACTAAAGTAGAAGGTCTTGAATTGGAAAAAGCAGAGCTAAAATCCATTATGGAAAAAGCTCAGCACAAGGCAGTTCAGCAAAGCGAAGTTGAACAAAAAGAAATGAAGGCTAAAGCGTTAGAAGTTGAAGAAAAAGACTTAGGTAACATTTTAGGCGATTTATAAAGTGATTAAAATGACAAAAACAGGAACAAGAATGGAAAAAGCAAACCTAACCGAAAATGGTATGTGGGGAGCTTATGATTACTCTTTTGGTACAATGCCAAACGGAACCGTTTATGCCGGTGGAATTTACAACGGCGGGGCGAGTGGTAGACATGAATTAAAATCTCTACAAGAAGCGTATTTGAGAGGAAAAGCAAGAGCAAAGGTAAATACATCTTTGATAGGTGGAACTGCTAGCACAGATTATGTGATGGCACCAATATATTTGGACCAATCAATAGTTGATATTAGTAGGAAATTCTTACCTTTACTTGGTATGTTACCTCGTGTATCAAACAGAGGTAGAACAGCTGAATATAACAGGATTACGGCAAAGGGCGCTGCAGTTATGTATGCTGAAGACGCTGCATTAGCAGATGTCGTAGATACTTATACTCGTTCAGCAGAACCTATAAAGTATATGGTTTCAGTTGGTAGAATTACAGGACAAGCAAGAAAAGCACAACCCCCATTTATGGTGTTGGGTATGACCTCGGCTGGTAGTGGAACTTCAGCAGGTTCAGGATTTAGCGACACGGCTTCATTAAGCCCATTAGCTAAAGAAGTCCAAATCAGAGCAAGAGCTTTGAAAGAACTTGAAGAAGATAAAATTATCAACGGAGATAAAGATACCTACGCAAAAGAATTTGATGGTATTGTTCAGTTACAGAGTACAACTAATGGTAATACGTTAGGAGACTCTTTAGGACTTGATAATATGGAAAGTGCAATTGAAATGGCCTTTGTAGACTCAGGAATGCCTGACTTTGCGATAGCTTCAATAGGTGTAGTTAAAGATATTAGAAATCTCTTAAGAGACAGTTTCAGATATTCCCCAGCAGATATGAATGGGACAACTGGAATGCCTTTCGGTATGAGACCACAACTAATGTATGACTCTATGCTCGGTAGGATACCAATAATTCCTTCCCAGTATTTAAGCAATACTACAGCACTTAAGTCAATTTACTTCTTAAACTCAAATATGATGGAAGTAAGAGTTCTACAGGACATGACTTACGAACCACTTGCTAAGACCAACGACTCGGACAAGTTTATGATTAAACAATATGAAAATTTGATAATGAGAGCGCCAGAATTTAACGCTTCCATTACAACAATAACTTAAAGTTTAAAAATTAGGTGAAAAAAAATGACAGCATTAGGAGAAGTAGGAACAGTAACAGAAATTGCACCAAATGCAGGTGTTAAGATGTTAATGGTAACGTTTCCAGATACCGTAATAGGTGGAACGGACACGGTTCAGATAGATTTGAATGATTATGGATGCACACACATCCACGGTATTCATGTATTTGATGAAACGACAGACGGTTCAGTAGTTGTATTACAAGCTGCAACCACAGTAGTCACTAGCGGAGTGTTAGTGGTTGATTTGGGTGGTTCAGATACTGGTATAAAAACAATAATCCTCTACGCATATTAAGGTGATTAAGATGGCGAAAGGATTAAGAAGTATAATAGGAAACATATCAGCACCACCTTACAGTGGTGGTCCATACGTTATGGACCAACATGTTACCTTTCAGGGGGGAATAGGTGTTCCCAACGGTGAAGGTGATACTTGGTTTGTAGATGGAACAAACGGTGCTACTACATACGATGGTAAGAGTTGGAAGAGAGCTTTCTCAACAATTCAATTAGCCGTAACAGCAGCAGGACCAGGCGACACTATATATGTAACCGCTAAGGACTTAACTGACTTTACAGGTGACCCAACAAGTTATGCAGAAACAATAATTATTCCTGCAGCAACAAGCAATCTATCAATTATAGGAATATCAAGAGGTAGAACGCAAGGTGGATTACCACAGATAAAGATGGGTTCTGGTTCAACAGCGTTGCTTACAATAAGAGCGCCAGGTTGTTTAATCGCAAATATAGGTTTCAACGGAGTCAGTTCAACTGGCGGTGGAATACTATTAGATGATGACTATGCAGCAAAATGTGCTTTTGGAACATCAATAATAAATTGCCACTTTAAGAATTGTGTAGTTACAACATTACACGCAGAAACAGGTGGAGCAATTTATACCACATCAGCTGGTAATTGTTGGCAAGTTTATATTGGTGGAAATAGGTTCTATAAAAATATGGGAGATATTACATTAGTAGGAACAAGCAACACAGTTCCACAAGATTGGATTATTGAAAATAATGTATTTTCAGGACCCGCAGCAAACGTAGATTGTAATATTTACACTGGTGGTAGTGGAATTAATGGATTAATTGTTAATAACAATATATTTCCATGTGACCCAGCTATTAGTTCAGGAACAAATGCAGTAAGTTGTGTTTTAACTGGTAGTGTCGGAGTGTATTCAAACAATATGCACGGACACACTGGATTGACTTTGGGCGATGGAACAGTAACTGGTGGAGTAATTCCAGCAACAATGTTCATGGTAGCAAATTACCAAGAAGACGCAATTATAACAAGGACCTCGTAATGGGGATAATATCCCCTTTTCTTTTTTTTATTTTAGAAAAAAACAATTTAGAAACACGAAAAGATGATAATCATGGGAATACAAATAATTAAATTAGCATCTGGAGCGGCTGATGCAAGTGGAGATGCCACTGCTACAACCTCAAATCCAGTAAATGGGATTATAAGAGCTATTGAATTAGTTTATACCGCAAGTTCAGATGCAGGAACAGACACTGTAATTACAGAAGAAGGAAACACTACAGACACAACAATTTTAAGTCTGACAAATGCAAACACAAATGGGTGGTTTTACCCACATAATTATCCTGAAGACGTAGCAGGAGCTGACCTAACTTATGATGGAACGGAGGAAATAGCAGTTCCATTTTATGTATCTAGACCTTTAACAATTACTATTGCAGACCAAACAGAAGATTATTCTGTGACTGCATATATTTACGTGGAGAAATGATAATAATGGGAATACAAATAATAAAGATAACAGCAACTGCGGCTGACGCAACTGGAGACTCTTCAGATACTACAGCAAATTGGGTTAATGGAAAGATAGTGGCCATTGAACTGGTTTTCGGTGCTAGTTCAGATGCAGGAATGGACACATACATTACAGAAGAGGGAAATACGACAGACCAAGCGATATTAAGTGTAACTGGCACAGCCACAAGTGGGTGGTATTACCCTTATAATTACGCCCAAGATACAGCAGGGAATGATTTAACTTATGACGCAACAAATGAAATTCCAGTGCCATTCTATGTAGCAAGACCACTAACGCTTGTTCAAGATGACCAAGCAGTTGGAAAAACAATGACGGCATATATTTATGTGGAGAAGTGATAAAATGAAATTCATAGCAACAAAAGACAAACTAATAAGGGTTGGGAAGTTAAAACACGTTTTAGCTCAAAAAGGACAAATGATAGATTTACCAGAATGGATGGGTAAGATACACAAATTTTCAATACTAAGAAAAGGTGTTGAAATTAAACATGTGCCTGAACCGGAAGTTATAGATAATTCTTACGAAGAGAAAGTAGCTAAAGTTAAGGGAATGGGTAAAAAACGAGC